CAGCTTTGAGAATCTTACGGGCCTAGTGGCGGTCAGTTTTTCAGACGACAACATATCCACCGAAGCTAAAGACATCAAAGTCTTGCCATTGTTGCTGGGCGTTGACTTTAACGTTGATCCAATGAGCGGCATCTGCGCTGTAAAAGACAACGACACGTTATATGTCTTCGACGAGATTATGTTGCGCGGTGGAGCGACAACATGGGATTTTGCGGAAGAGGTTACGCGACGATATGGAGTTGACAGGCGAATTATTGCGTGTCCAGACCCTACAGGCGGAGCACGAAAGACAAGTGGTGTTGGGGTAACGGACCACACGATTTTGCGTCGCAGTGGGTTTACGGTCCAATCACCAAGAGCGCCATGGAAAATCCGCGACAAGATCACAGCCGTCAACACAGCGCTACTTGATGCATCTGGAGCGCGAAGGACTGTAATTCACCCACGCTGCAAACAGTTAATTAAGGACTTAAGGACGTTAACTTATACGCCAAATACGGGTCTACCAAATAAGAATTTAGGAGTAGACCACGCATTCGACGCATTTGGTTATTTAGTTTTACAACAATTTAATTTAGCGAAGCCAGAGACGCTGGGAGCTACGTCTTATCGGTTGTATTGAGGGAGGTTAGGTCGGAACTCTGACCTGATCGCCAATCCAGTGCAGGTATGGGCCAATGTTGACTTCTGGCTCTTGTGCGGTGTACCACCTGTATTCACAGGTATTGCAGACACGACGACGCACTTTTTCGTAGGGGCCTTCGACTGTAGTTTTTGTTGTGACAACACGCACGCGAAACGATCCGCATTTTGGGCACTTCAAAGTGGTGATTGATTGGTACGAAAGGCTAGAATAGGGGAAAGCCAAACGTTGTCATGCCCCAAGGAGCTGGAACTTACGGTAGTAAAAAGGGCCGTCCTGCCAAGAAAAAGAAGGGGTTGTACGACAATATCGCGGCAAAGAAGAAGCGCATTGCGGCTGGATCCGGCGAAAAGATGAGGAAAGCTGGTGATCCTGGCGCACCAACGGCAAAGGACTTTAAAAAAGCAGCTAAGACGGCTAAAAAGCCTGCTAAGAAGAAAAAGTAATGCCTGAGATCACACGCGGCGGCCATAAGTTTGCTGGTTATAGCAAGCCGATCAAGACACCCGGTCATTCGAGCGGGAAATCTCATGCTGTTGTGGTGAAAGATGGCGATACGGTTCGTTTAATTAGGTTTGGTCAGCAAGGCGCTAGTACTGCAGGCAAACCAAAAGCAGGCGAAAGCGAAGCGATGAAGGCCAAGCGCAAAAGCTTTAAAGCGCGTCATGCGAAAAACATCGCAAAAGGCAAGATGAGTGCCGCATATTGGGCTAACAAAGTAAAATGGTGACATGACTTATTCAGTTCCCGGACCAGTGCGGACCCATCAGGTCAGCTCTTCCCGTCTGGGAAGTGTAGACAGTCCTTTTGTCCGCACTCGCGCAGTGTTGGACCAAATGAAGGGCTGGGAAATAATGAAAGCCGTCACGACCGGTACAGAGTACCTGCGAGAGAACAGCGAAACATTCCTACCAATCGAGCCACGCGAAGACTACACAGCGTATTTATCCCGCGTAAATAGAGCTGTCTTCACGCCATATACGCAACGATTAGTGCGTTCAGCGGCAGGCTTAATCCTACGCAAACCCATCAATATTGAAGGCGACCCCTATTGGACAGAAATCTTCAATAAGGATGTCGATGGTTGTGGGTCGGATTTAGATGAATACGCACGACGCCTTTTGATTTGTGCTTTGACGTATGGGCATTGTCATACGTTGGTTGATTTTCCAGCGCCTTCTACTGCAAGGAATTTGGCAGAAGAGCGTGCATTAAATCGCCGTCCCTATTGGATTGAAGTTGACCCAACCAATGTCTATGGCTGGCGTTTGGATCGTGAGTCAAATTATGGCACTTTGACGCAAGTGCGTATTGGTGAAAAAGCAGTTGTTGCAGATGGAGATTTTGGCGAAAAGGTATTTGATCAGATCAGAGTGATTGAGCCTGGTCGTTATCGGGTTTTCCGGCAAGAGCAGCAGAGACAAGAGATGCAGGGCCAGTTCCCATATCCTGCTTCGTTCCAACAAACAGAAGCTGGCGGTGAGTATGAGTTGGTGGAATCCGGCCCGTATTCACTAGATCAAATTCCTTTAGTAACGATTTATGCCAATAAAACGGATGTAATGGCAAGCAGGCCGCCGTTATTGGATATCGCTTATTTGAATCTGGCTCATTTCCAACGTCAAGCTGATCTGATTCATAGCTTGCATATCGCTTCGCAGCCCATGTTGGTGCTTGAGGGCTGGGACGACCAGACCAAAGACATGGCGATTGGCGTGAATTATGCGATGGCGACACAACCCGGCAATCAGGTTTATTACGTGCAGCCAGCCGCGACTGCATTTGAAGCTCAATCAGCTGAAATCCAAGAGCTGCAACAGCAAATGGCTTCGCTAGGCATCAGCACGTTAAGCCAGCAAAAGTTTGTTGCTGAGTCTGCTGACGCACGACGGCTAGATCGTATTGACACAAACTCCATGTTGTCAATGGTCTCAATGGATCTGGAGTCTGGCTTGCAGAAGTCGTATAACTTGGCGGCTGATTATCTAGGCATTGAGCCACCTAAGGTGTCTATTAGCCGTGACTTTGACCTGCAACGTCTTATCGGTCAGGATATTACGGCGATGGCCCAGCTATTTGAAGGCAACATTATTGATCGCGAAGAGTTCAGGCAGATGCTTGTGCAAGGCGAGATTCTTCCTATGGCTGCAGAGTCGCAAGATGGAGTACCAGCGGTAGAGTAAGCGCGTAGCTACTTCCTAAACAATGGCTGGAATGCGTTTTGAGGAAATCAATCCTCCCAAGAAAGAAGAATCTTCTCCTGCTAAAAAGACAAGCAAAAAAGAAAAGGCTACTAAGGTAGAAGAGTCCACTAACTCTTAAAAATGGAAGAACAAGTCATCCAGGAAACGCCCGTGGCGTCGCCTGAACAGCCCGTGGCTGCGACTGAAGCTCCTGCTGTTGATTCATCTGTTTACGAACAGCAAATTAAGGCTGAAAAAGCCCGTGCTGAAGAAGCCGAAGGCAAATTTCAGCGTATTAAAGACAAGATGAACGCTCTTGACGAAAAGATGCGTACAGAGCGTCAAAAAACGCTAGAAGACCAAGGTCAGTGGAAAGACCTCTGGGAAGAGGCCAACAAAACTGGCCAAGAAAAAGATCAGCGTATTGGCGAGTTAGAGCGTCAAATCTCTGATTTGCGTTCATCTAACGAGACTGCAGCAATGCAAACTGCTGCGCTTTCTGCAATTAGCCAGGCTGGTGCTGTCAATGCCGAGCAAATGCTGCAGCTTGTTCAGAGCAATCTGAAAAAATCAGAGTCTGGTCAAGTTGTCGTGTTAGACGGCGGTATTGAGCAAGATTTGAATGTTTATCTGGCCAAATTAAAGAACCCCGGTTCTGGTTGGGAGCATCAATTCAAGCCCAGCACTCAAGCTGGTATGGGAGCTAAGCCTGCAACTGGTACTGCAGGTGCTGCAGGAATCGCAAATCCTTGGGCAGAAGGTAGTATTAACTTAACAAGGCAAATGACCTTGGATCATACCGAGCCTGAACTTGCAGCCGTGCTGCGAAGAGAGGCAGGTAAATAGTCCCCGTGGGACACCATTTCTAAGTCCGTGACTTGGAACTCCAGTAAACCCCAACTTTAAGGAAAGAAATGGCCGCACCATTTCAGAATTATTCCGGCGGTGTCCTACTCGCTGACATCGTAAAAAGGAATAATCTCAGCACTTATGTGTCTGAGGCGATCAAAGAGCGCAGCCTGTTCATCAAGAGCGGTGCTGTTGTTCGCAATTCACTGCTTGATTCCCGCTCAGGCGGTACTCGCATTCAAGTTCCCGAGTTCAATCCTGTATCTCCAACAGAGGAGATTATGGACGGAACTGCTACGTGGGGGACCAGCACTGCTGGTTACTTGACGCCACAAAAGATCGGTACTGGCACTCAAATTGCCAGCATCTGTCACCGTGGCTTTGCGTATGCCGTAGATGACATTGCAGTTCTGGCTGCTGGTGAAGATCCAATGCTTCACATCCGCAACCAGCTGGCTGATGCAATCAACAAGCTGAACAGCGCACGTCTGTTCTCACAGCTTGCTGGATTGTTTGGCACGGCACTTTCTGCCAATGCTCTTGATAAGGGCAAGGCTGCTGCATCTGGCGCTACTGAGGTGAACTTCCTTAGTGCAGCCACTATTGCTGAAGCACGCTCCAAGCTTGGAGAGCGCGGCGAAGAGCTGGACACTCTGATTGTCCATCCTTCTGTTGCTTACTACCTGTATCAGGTAGGAATGCTGACCTTCTCTACTTCAGCACTAGCCGCTACTGGCGCAGTGACCTGGGGTGGCGGTGGCGTAGGTATTGGCGCTCGCGAAGTCGGACAATTCGCAGGAATGCGGGTCGTTACCGACAGTGCAGTGAACACCGTTGCTCCTGGCACTGGTGGTCATCAGCGTGAGTTCTACTGCTATCTGGTTAAGTCCGGCACCATCCTTGAAGGTGTGCAGCAGGAGCTTCGCATTGAAGCTGATCGCAACGTGCTCTCGAAGCAAGACGTGCTTTCAGT